GTGGACGCCGACGCAGGGAACGCTGGAGGTGATGCTCCCGCCGCGGCGGAAGCTGCTACCTCCACTCTCGACGCCCGCACACTCGAGCCCAAGTGGGCAGAGGTCCTGACCGGTCTCGAGACGAAGCAGTTCCAGGAGTTCCAGGCTGTCGCAGTCAACGAGATCAAGACGGAGTACAAGGGCTACGTCGACCTCCTGAACGCGCACCCGCGCACTCTCGTGGGACAGAAGGTCCCCAGCCTGCAGGACCCCTCGAAGGAAGAGGTGCTGCGCGACAGCACCGACGCCAAGGAGTGGCAGGAGGCTGTCCAACAGGCTCTCGGCCAGGAGGTGCGCGACCGCATCTCGCGGCAGCAGGACGGCACCCGGCAGATGATGGAGACGCTGAACAACAGCGTCGAGCTCTTCCGCCAGAACCCTGACATCGTGCCCCGCACCAAGCAGTTCGACAAGGAGCTGGCCGACCGCTTCGCCGAGGTCGTGGAGCCGTACCAGCTCCGCGTCGATGGGAAGCTGGTCGGCTACACGATCCCGGTGCAGCCGCTCCTCGCTAAGGAGCGCGCCCGGCTGGCGGCGGAGCGGGAGGCCAAGAAGACGGCCGCCCCGCCCGCGCCGGCGACCCCCTCGCCGCAGCAGCAGCGCGCGGCGGAGCAGGCCAGGACGGCTCAGGGGCAGTTCACCGCCCCGGGCAGTGGTCCGCAGGCCGCGATCCCCAGCAAGGCCGGCTCGAGCTCGGACGACGGCGAGGACTTCTCCACGCTGTTCGGCACGATCGGCCTGCCGGGCCTGCGGATCTGAGTCAGGAGGAGAGACCCGTGAAGCACGAGATCCTTGTCGCGATCGTTGTCGTGGTGGTGGCGGTCGCGTTCATCTGGTTCTTGGGCGATCGCCCCGTGCTGAACGGGTCTCTCCCCTGATGCACACGTTCCCACTGTACTACCGGCCGCGGCCGTACCAGGCCGAGCTGCACCAGATGTGGCGGAACAACCGCATCGGTGTGTGTGTCTACCCGCGACAGTCCGGCAAGGACGTCGCCATGAGCATGGAGATGGTCGAGCGCCGACTGCGCGAGCCGAAGACCACCGGCGCCTACATCTCGCTCGACAACCCGATGATCCGCGACATCCTCTGGGACAAGACGTACCTCGACCCGAAGACGGGCCAGTACGTTCAGATGCTCCAGGACAACGTGCCGGGAGAGCTCTGCGCCTGGAAGAACACGGTCATGGAGGGTCGGTTCAAGAACAAGAGCCGACTCAAGCTGCAGGGCTACTTCCAGAACGGCCGTGACAAGAACGGCGTCGGTACGAGCTTCCAGGACTACGCGTTCACCGAGCTCGCGCTGTTCACTCGCGAGGACCCCCTGCCCCGACTGATGCCGATCATCACGGGTGAGCACGAGCAGAAGAAGCTCATGGTCGCCAGCACCCCGCGAGGCAAGCGGCGGAACCCGCTGTGGCAGCTCATGGAGAGCATGCAAGGGACGCCGAACTTCCAGGTGATCATCCGCACGATCGACGACCTGAACGAGATGATGCGCCGCGAGGGCCTGCCTCCGGTGAGGACCCAGGCTCAGCTCGAGATCGACCGTGACGCCTACCTCAAGCGGTTCGGCAACGACCGCATGTTTGAGCAGGAGTACTACGTCAGCTTCGAGGAGATGGACGCCGCCGCGGTGTACGGCGAGGCGTTCATGAAGCTCCTCGCAGAGAAGAGGGACATTGACTTCAACCTGGACGCGGGCCACCCTGTATACGTTGCTTTCGACATCGGTGCTTCTGGTCTTCACTCTGACGCTACCAGCTGGATCGCCTTCCAGTGGATCAACAACCGCCTCTTTCTCTACGATTGCGGAGAGGGTCACGGTAAAGCACTCCCCGAGTACGTGGATGACCTCCGAACGAAGCACTGGTTCCCGAGGCTCGCGCAGATCATCCTCCCGTGGGACGGTGAACACCACGAGAAGGCGGTCAATACGACGCCGGCGGACATGATGCGGCAGAAGTTCCCGAACGTCGCTGTGCTGGCCAAGAGCAACAAGGTCTGGAGGATCCCCGGCTCTCGGCAGGGAGACTACGACGTCATCACCGACATCCAGCAGGTCCGCATGGCCCTGTACAACACGGTCGTCCACAAGACGAACTGTGACTGGCTGCTCGAGTGTCTCGAGAACTACAAGTACGAGTACAACCAGAAGCTGCAGGAGTGGAGCGGGAAACCTCTCCACGACCGCTACTCGCACATGATGGACGCTCTGCGCTACGCGGTGCAGGCGACGAAGGAGCTGCAGTTCTTCGGCGGGCGGTTCTTCGAGACCACCGGAGACGTCCGCAGCACGGACTACGTAGAGGACTGGAGCGGAGTATGGTGACGGCCAAGAAGATGCGCAGCAAGGGAGTGAACGAGGCCCTGACCTGGGTGTCAGAGCACCCGCTGCCGAGCGTCACTGACCCGATCGACGCCCCGGCGTGGGAGCTCATCACGCGGAACCTGTTCCACATCGCGAACAGCCCAGATCCCCGAGTGCGCGGGAGCATGGCTCGGGCGACCCGGGCCCAGAAGATCATCCTCGACCGGATGGTCGGCCGGCGCCGGCCGGGCTCGCACCCGATCATGACTGGCAGCGAGAGCATCACGTTCGTCGACCTGACCGTCGGCGTCCTGGAGAGGGGAGAGGACGAGTGAAGGGCAAGGAGATCGTCGTCATCCCCGACACGACCGTCGAGCGGCGACACTACCGACAGGCCATCCCCGAGGAGTGGAAGGGCAGCCTGGACACGCGGATCCAGTGGCTCTGGAACCAGCGCTTCGGGACGATCCAGACGATCGCACTCCGCAGCCAGGACACCCTCGACCAGACGGCGTGTACCCTGCTACTGCAGGCGATCATGGGCAAGGACCTGGACAGCATCGCGCTGATCTTCGCTCGGCTCGAGGGCGGCGCGCTCATGGACGAGGAGCTCGCTGAGCGGCCTCCCTTGCGCGTCTAGCGGTCGTCAAGCGCCCGTCGTCGACGAACGGCCCGGTGGCGGGCAGCACGCGCTCCTCCTCGTCGAGGAACGCTGGCAGAGGGGGCTGCTGCCGCCACCGGGACACGCTCGAGTGCTGCGTGCCGGCGCGACCCATCAGGGATCCAGGGTCTTCTGGTGGTACTCGAGCAGCAGCGTCATCGTCATCGGGCGGTGGTACTTGACGCGCCAGCCCTGGGGCACGCGGTAGGCGTTCGGGACCTGGCGGCCCATGATCCAGGTCTTGAAGCTCTTACCGAAGTAGAACCGCAGCACCTCGTTGATCTTCCGCAGGTCGCTGTTGGCGTTGCCACCCTCCGCGACGAGCTCTCGGACCTTGATCCCGGTGGCCCACTCGTAGACCATCGTGGCGCTGATGCGGTGGCCAGAGTGCAACGGCAGCTTGCGGAGGAACCGGCGCGTCTCGCGCTCCCAGGTGATCAGGTGCGGGTTCTCCCGGACGATGTACTTCTCCTTGGTGAAGGGCATGTCCGGCCTGTCCTCCACATCCAAGAGGATCTGGGTCACGCGCTCTGACGGCGCTGTCGGGCGAGCGTCACTCGGGACGCGAGCCCTACTGGCTTCATCCTTGTTGTACTTCTCCTTCAGAGCCTTCTCGACCTCAGTGAGCAGGGACTCTCGGTTGCTGGTCATGAGGTCATTATAGCTAGAAAAATAGGCGGGAACACCCCGAAGGATGTTCCCGCCTGAGACCGGATACCGGTCTAGAACCCATGAGTCACAAGGACTCTAGGCGTTGTGCTTACCGACGTTGTTCACGATGCGGTCGACCTCGTCTGCCGGCAGGCCGATCTTGGTGCCGCGGGCGTGCAGCTTGTTCTCCCAGTCCGGGACCTCGGCCTCCTTGAGCTTGATGCCGATGGCGAACAGGGTGGTGTTGCGCTTGCCCGCCGGGATCGGCTTGGCGAGCTCGTCGAGCAGTTCGGTCTGAAGCATGAGGATCTCCGTCTCATCTCGGTTGGCCAGCACGCTGGCGATTCGGTTGGTGACTGCGAGCTGCTGGCGCCGGCGCAGGGTGAGCCGGTCGAACAGCCAGTCAGGCAGCTTGGCGAGTGGCCGGTCGTTCCACCGCTGGGTGTCCCAGTGGTAGACACAGCCGACCGCCCGGATGTCGACGCCCTGGACGATCCCGATCTGGTCGGAGATCGAGTCGAAGCCGGTGGCGTCGTTCCAGGGCTCGTCCACCTCGTACCACAGGTGGTAGCCCGTGCCGCTCTTGCTGGTCTCGCTCAGCGTGGCAGGCAGGTTGCCGAGCGACGGGGCGTGCTGCAGCCCGCCGTTCTTGCCGTCGATGTCGATGCAGAGCAGGCGGCTGGAGCGGAGGACGAACGCGAACGCGTGCTTCCCCTGCTCCACGCCCCAGAGCGCTCTGCGAGGCAGGAACTCCGTGGCCATGTAGCGCGGCATGAACTCCGCGCCCCAGCCCCGCTGAGTCTGACCGTCGGGATAGGCCCGGACGAGGGCCATCCCCTTCGGGCCGTGCAAATCTTCGCGCTCGAGAGCGGCCGGTACGCGGGACTCGTCCTCGTACTGGTCTGCCTCCCACCACGGCGTCGCCGAGAGGTTGAGGGAGCTCACAGGATCAGACCCTCCTCTCGACCCCAGGCACGGATGTCGCTCTCGACGTCGCACGGCCAGGACTCGAGGTCGTGCCGGCAGACCTGATCCTCGATGCCGGTGGGGTCAGCCATCGGCTTGTGCTTCTCCCGGAGCCTCAGGGCCAGGAGGTTGCTCGTTACGGTCTCCATCGAGGGTGGGACCAGAGTCGGATACTGAATCATGAGTGACTTCTCCTTTGAGTGTGGTGAGCAGAGCCTTGGCCTCGGGCTTGAGGCCACGGATGGTGCGGACGTTCGTGGGCTTCCCGTTGAGCCTCTTCGTCTTCCAGCCGACGTCGAACACCGAGCCGAGGAGGCTGATGATGTCTCCGTCGGAGCGGTCGGCGATGCCCTGAGTGGTGGCCCAGGGCTTGAAGCTGTTGAGGAAGATCTCGACGGGCATCTGACCCTCCTCGAGCTTCTTGATCGAGACAGAGTCGGAGTTGGCGAGGTGCTCGAGGTACTGCAGCACGGGGTTGCCGAGCCACTGCTGCTCTTGCTGCAGGTCGAGGCTCGCCTTGGTGAGCGAGAGCTTCTCGGCGATGTCCTCCTCCCGGACGTAGTGGTCGATCAGTAGGCTGAGGAGGGCGCCGAGCATGGGCTCGCTCGTCATCTTCCGGTGGAACGCCTTGTCGACCGCGTACACGTTCGGGAAGTAGAACCGCACGAGTCGCTTCTGCAGCGCGCTGCTCTTGTCTCTCGCCTTGGGCTCGAGGTTGAGGGCCTCGATGAACAGAGCGTTGGTCTGCACCTCGGTAATGCTCGAGTCGTAGAGCAGGCGCACGGAGCCGGGTTCGCCGGCGACGAGCGTCTTCTCCATCGAGCTGTCCTTGACGTAGGTCATCTCGCCGTCGAACACGATGTTGAGCAGCTTGTTGTTGAGCTCCACGCACGTCGGGCTGCGCTCCGCCATCATCTGGCGGGTGACGCCGCTGACGTTCTCGTGACCGAGCAGAGCCCGGAGCATCGTGAGGAAGACTCCCTTGCCGTTGCGCCCCTCACCGAGCAGCAGCACGTACTTGACGGCGCTGTAGTGCGGGGCGAGCACGGTGGCTACGTGGTGCAGCAGGCTCTTGGCCTGCTCCTCCGTACCGAGCCATTCGACCAGGACGCTCATCAGGAACTCCTTGTCGTCCTCGGTCGCATTGAGCCGCGGGCGGATGAAGTTCGGGACGAACGTGCCGGCAGGGTCGATGAGCTGTCCTCGAGTGTCGAGGAGCTTGAGGCCCTCGTCGGTCTTGACGAGGATCCCGTCGACCTCTCCGGAACTCTGAGTAGCGAGCTGTCGCAGCATGAAGTCGAAGCTGTGCAGCTCGCTGTCGCTGCCGAACAAGATGTTGGACTGCTGGTTGGCGAGGTCTCGCTTGTCCCCTCGGGTGAGGGGCAGCCAGATGCTCTCGGTGAGTGGTGGCGGAGGACTCGGGCTGAGCGTCTCCCAGTGGACGGGGATGAAAGTGGTCGTCCCCCGCTGCACCAGCGCAAAGCTGCTGGCGAGCATCTTCGCAGCGTCTGCGAGCTGTTGCTTTGACTTGAGGTCTGGCACTACTTCTCCTTCTAGGTGGGGGTCGGGGCCCAGGGTGAACGTTTTCCCCTGGGCCCCGGGTGCTCAGACAGTGCCGAGCTTCCTGATGACAGTCACCTTATCCTCGAGGAGCTGAATCTCTTCGTGAGAGAGGTCCTTCTCGAGCATGTTCATGAGGTGATTCTCGATTGCAGTCTCGATGTTGTCGGTGGCCATGTCTTCTCCTGTTCCGGTGCGTCTGGCTGACGCCAGACCCCTCCCCAACCGCTCAAGAGTCGTACACGAACCGGTACGCTCTCTTCCCTAGGTAGTCGTCAGGAGAGACGATGCCCCTGGGGAGAATGCGACCTACGAGCTGACGTCGAAGACTGTCGTCATCGGTGTCATCGAGGATGATCATCTCGTCACAGACACGGTCGAGACCGTCCGTGCCCGTCGAGATGCTGGCGGTACCGAGTAGGACAGTGGTGTGTCCGTCCCGGAAGAGCTGGACTTGCTGCTCCTTGATTGTTTCGGAGGTATCGCCGTCGACGTAGGAGTACTCGTGTCCCAGGCTGGCGAGCTCTGCCTGAACGACCTCGGCGATCTTCTTGCGGAAGCAGAAGATCATGACCGGCTTCTCTGCCTCGCTCAGGATGGTGGCCATTTCTTGCGCCACCTCCGGTCGAAGCTGACCAGTCTCGTGGTCGACGATGTGGAGGAACCGCTCTCGCTGTCGCTGCTCCATCTGACTCGCGAGGAGCCGGCGCCGCGACCTGTCGAGGTTGTGCGAGTAGAACTCAGCCGGGAGCTGAGTGCCGATCGGCACGTCCACGATGATGTCGGGCGCGTCGTCCGGCAGGTACACGACGTTCGGCTGGGCAGCGAGGAACTCTGCTGCGCTGGCGTACTGTCGGAACCCGTGGACGATCGGCATGGGCGAGTACTGGCTCGGCTCTGCGTCGCAGTGCTGGTAGACCCAGCCTTGGAACCCGCCCCGGTGGGAGTACGGGTCGAGAACGTGGACCAGGCAGTAGCAGCGCTCGGCGTCATTGTAGTTCGGCGTCGCGCTCCCGAGGATCAGCGGGGCCCGGAGACCCGGAGCCGCTCGATCCAGCTTGGTCCATCCTGCTCCCGTGTGCCCACCGAGCATGTGGAACTCGTCGACGATCAGCGGCGTGGTGCGACTGAGCTTGAAGTCCTTCATGCGGAACTTGGCGTGACTGATGACCTGGACCTCCATGTCGAGCATTGCTGCGTCCTTCTTCCACTTGGCAGCAGTGGACGGCGGAGCGACGACGACGGCCTTCTTCTCTCCACGCAAGAACAGCATGGAGAGCATGGTCTTGGTCTTGCCGGTGCCCGTTGGGTAGAACACGAGGATGCGCTCCCACTGGTTGTTCTCCCAGGCGAGGAGCGCGTCGAGCTGAGGCTGCATCCAGTTCTCGAAGTCGGGGTCTGCGATGAAGAACCGCTGTCGCGCCTGCTCGATCGTGTTCACGGCTGAGGCCGCTGCGCCTGCTCCCAGAGGGAGATCTTCTCACCCTCGTCCTGCGCCTGCGTGCGACTGACCGCGGCGAAGAGCTCGATGGGGTCGAGCGAGCGGTGCTTCTTCTGGCGCTCGTACTCGGCGACGGTGCTGGCCTTGATCATGTCCTCACCGACGACCTCGCGAGCGATCGCGACGTAGCCGTCGATGTCGTCCATGTTGTCGCTGTAGTCGGGCGTGATGCTGGCTCGGTACATCTTGTAGCCGGCCATCATCAGCGGGACCTGGACGGGCTTGACCTCGAAGCCGAGGATCCCGCTCCAGATCTGCGCGACGCGGACCATGTTCTCGATGCGGTCTCCGTAGACGGCGTGACGGCCGTCGAGGAGCTCTTGCGTCTCGTTGTTGGTGGTCACTCTGTTCTCCTGTTCTCTGGTTAGACGGCGAGCCAGGGCTTGCCGTCGAGGTGGTCTGCGACGACCTGCGCGAACTCCTCGTTCCACTCGGGGTCCTTGAGGGCGCCGAGCAGACCGATGCGAGCGGCAGCCTGCAGGTCTCTGTGGTTGGTCGTGGGGAGTGCCCACGCGTTGAAGACCTCGAGGGTCTCGCGCTTGACGATCTTCTTCACGCCCATGTTGTCGAGCAACACGCTGCCGGGGATCGCCTTGTTGAGGGCGGCCTCGAGCTTGCGCATGTCGCTGTGCGTGCCGTAGACCGTGCCGCGCTCTCGGTACTTCTCGATGGTGACCTTGACGTCGCCGTCCGGGTGCGGCGTGCGCATCATCTCGGCGACAGCGACCTGGATCGCACGGACGTCGTCTCCGAGGATGACCTCGTAGTCGATGGTGGTGCGTCGGGTGTCGGGGTCGATCTTGACCGCCACGACACCCGTGTGAACGAGTCCCGGGTCGATGCCGATCGCGGTATACTGGAACACGAGTGGCAGTACTCCTTCTCTCTGGTGGGAGGCAGAGGCCCCGGTACCATAATGGCCCGGGGCCTCTGTTGCTACTTGGTGTAGCGGTAGTCGCTCTTGATCTCAGACGAGAGCGGGAAGCCGGGCAGCCAGCTCGGCTCGGCACTCATGATGACCTCCATGTCCTCAATCGTTCCTTGGAGAGTTATCCACGTCTTGTCCTCGATTGGTTCTTCCCACTCGACGACGATCTCGTCGTGGAACTGGCCGACGATGGAGACGTTGTGGATGCCCTGGAAGGAGACGCTGAGCTCCCTCAGCACGTACATGAAGATCTCCCGACACAGGCTCTGTGTCAGGATGCCGGCGAGCTTCCCTCCGTAGATCGAGTAGAAGGTCATCTGCTTGGTCTTCGGGTGAACGAAGGACCCCTTCCACAGGTCGCCTGTCTTGCGGTCGCTCGGCTTGTAGTAGCAGATGCTCCGGTCTCTGAGGTAGCAGCCGTGGAACACCCGCTGCAGGATGCGGTAGCCGTCCGCGTTGTACAGAGAGACCTCGATTGACTTGGCACCGGGGTGCTGGGCCGTGAGGGTCTTCGGCGTGTAGATCTGAGCGGCCTGGACGGTGAGTCCGTTGGCCAGATTACGCCTACTAGGGGCGGCACCGAGCGTGCTGCTCAGGGCCTCGTGAAGCAGGTCGTTGAGCACCGACCAGAAGTGGACGATGTTCGGGTTGGCCTCTCTCCAGTTCATGACGCGCTGTGTTGCCCCGCCCTCACCCTCGAGAGGGATGTCGAAGCCGAGGCGGTGCATGAAGTCCTGGACGACCTTGGGGCCGGCCTGGTACCCACAACTCAGCTCGCTATACTTGCCCTCTGCTCTAGCTTCCTTGGTGATGGCCTCGTAGGGTACACCACTGAAGCGGCTGGCCAGGACCTTGTAGATGTCCTTGCCCTCGCGGTAGGCTTGGAGCTTGTACTCCTCGCCCGCGAGGAACGCCAGCCCCCTGCTCTCGACCGCGGAGAAGTCTCCGACGATCATACGGCCTGTCGGGCTGCTAGCCCGGAAGACCTGTCGCAGGTTGGCGGCGAGCTCGTCGTTGGAGAACTCGAGGGACTGGTCCTCGATCGTCTCCATGTCGAGCGCGTCGCTGCTCAGCTTCTTGAGGTTTTGCATCTGCACACCCTTGCCGCTGGTGCGGTACGTCTGGCCTGCTCCACAGTGCATGTACTGGTTGCGGAGCCGGCCGTCCAGACCCACGGTGTCGAGGATCACCTGCAGCTTCTTCAGGCTGGTACCGCCGAGGATCTGCTTGGTGCGCAGCATCTCGAGAACCTGCTCGTAGCCGGGTCTCTTCGGGTCGTCGGGCTTGATCTTGAGAAGACCGCGCTCGAGCTTGCCGAGGAGCTGAGAGACCTTGTCGGCGTCGAAGCCGGTCGCCTTGATGTGTCGGTCCGCACACCACCTCTTCAGCTGTTGAGGGCTGTTGAGGTTGAGGTCGGGGTCGACTCGAGCCTGAAAGTCTCGGAGGGCCTCTTCGACGTTGCGCTCGTAGCGGACCTTCATCTCTGCGACGACGTCGAGATCCACGTTCCAGCCGATGTCGTTCATCTTCTGGTTGATGGGCTCGTAGTCAATCAGCTCTCTGCGGAGGACAGGGTCTTGGAGGGCGTTCATCTGCACGACGATCTCGCGCGAGGCGAGGGCGTCCTGCTCACAGTATGTCTGGAAGTCCTTCCAGTCTCGAAGCAGTTGAGTGTCTCCCGCCAGCTTCTTGACCGTAATGGGCTTGCCCTCGTTGACGTCGTTCGGGATGCTGAACACCCTGATCAGGTGAGATCCCGTCTCGAGCTTCTCGACCTGAGTCAGCTGCGGGGCAGCAGCCTCGAGGTGCGAGCTGGCGCCCATGCAGCGGGCGACCACTGCACTGTCGACGATGCGAGAGACGATGAACTCGATCTTGGCACTGTCACCCCCCATGTTGCGGAGAATGGCCCGCTCGAACCCAGCGTTGTGCGCTGAGATGAAGCAGTTGTGACTCGACCAGACGAAGGCGTACAGGTACTCGACGAACTTCCGGACGTTGTTGTCGTAGTTGTCGATGAACGAGAACGACCGGGTCCCGAGGGTCGGGTTGTACGTGCTCGCGATGAGCGGCACTGTCGACGAGTCGGTCGCGTAGCGGTCGAGACCGTGCTTGCGCAGGTCCACCGTGCTGAAGGTCTCGAAGTCGAGACCCATGACCTCTGGCTTCAGCGACACGTTGGCAGTGCTGTTCACCGTGGTGTTGACGTTGGGGTACGTCTGCATCTGGATGTTGTGGATGTTTACCCAGATGTTCTCTGGGACTTTACTTTTAGACACCGAGGATCTCTCCTTCATCGATCAGAGCCGGGTACAGCTGACTCATCTTGGCGGGACACTTCACGACGCTCTTGTCCCCCCGCGAGTGCGGGTTGGCAGGGCAGAACGTGCAGTGATCCCCGGGAATCAGGCGCAGGTCCTTAGCCGCGATGGCGTCGTCTGCAGCGAGAGCTTGCTCAGCCCACTTTCGGAGGTTCCGGACAGAGACGGTCGTCCCTGTCAGGTTCCCGGGCTGTAGGATGTGCAGTCCGACCTCATAGTAGAGCTGCTCAGGATCGAGCTTGAGCAGTGCAGTCCAGCCGTAGAAGTTCATCTGGTCGTTGTCGTCGACAGAGACGAAGATGGTCCCCGTCTTGTAGTCAACGACGTCGATCCCCGCGTCAGAGACGACGACGAGGTCTGCAGTGGTGGTCGGCTGGCTCGGGAGCCAGGTCGCCGTCATCCTCAGCTCGGTGTAGACCCTACGAGTCATTCCGTGCTTGACGAACAACGCCCAGATGTAGACGATGACGTCACCGAGGTAGCGCAGCGTCCGAGGCGGGAGCTTCAGGGCTGCGATCGAGACGAGGAACTCGTGGAACTGCTTCTCCGTTTCGGAACCGATCATGACGATGACGCCGCTGTTCACCCATGCGTCACACTCGCTGCGCGAGGCTGCGAGCAGGCGTCGCTGCGTGTAGGGCAGCTCAGCGTACGCGTGAACCAAACGGTGGAGCTTGCCGAGATCCGGCGTCGAGTAGTGAGCGAGAGGCTCGAGAGCGGCGTGGATCTCAGTGCCGACTCCCTTGGCGCCGGCCGCGTCGTCCCGATCGGGCTCGACGTAGCCGGGGATGGCGAGCTCCAGGTGCGCAGACCCAGGGCACGCCATCAGCTGCTTGGCGCTGCTAGCGCTGAAGCGCTTGGTCACTGGTAGAACCCTGCCGGCCAGTTGTTGAGGAACTCAGGCGTCTGCTTGCCGTCGTGGGGTTCGACGTAGAACCGAACGTTGTCCCCGTTGATGTTGCGCTCGATCCAGGCCATGAGCTCGTGGCCCTGAACAATGGCACGGAAGAAGCTACCGTGGTTGCTCTTGACGGGAGTGACGAGAGTGTAGAGTTTGGTGTTGATCTTGATCTTCTTGGTCACGATGGACCTCCTGGTGTAGTGGTTACGGGTGGACGACTCGAGCCACGCCTGCAGCTCTCATGAGCTTGGAGCAGGCGGGGCACGGAGCCTTGGTGATGTAGACCGTGGCGTTCTTGCAGCTCGTGCGAGCGTGCAGGAGGGCGTTCGCCTCGGCGTGAACGGCGATGCAGGGGTACTGACCGAAGTCGTAGTTCTTGTCTCCGGTCAGCTGCTCGGGCGTAGCTCGCCCTCTTGGACAGGCTCCGCTCAAGCAGCCAGGCTCTCCGGCTGGAGCGCCGTTGTAGCCGGTGGCGATGATGCGGTGGTCCTCGCCGACGATCACGCAGCCGACGAGACGCCGGGTGCAGTCAGCCCTGGCCGCGATCGCCTCTGCGACTCCCATGAAGTAGGAGTCCCACGAGGGGCGATCACTCAACGGGGTTGCCGTTCACGTCGTAGAGCTGGCTCTCTGCCGGAGGCTGAGGAGCTGGCGGCTCGGGCAGCGTGTTGTAGCGCTCTGCCTCTGCCTCCTTGGCCGCATCCCCATCCCAGTAGAAGAACGGGTCGAGCTTGATCTTGTCGATCAGCTCCTGGAACGGCAGCTCGGGCTGGTCGAGGACTCCCTCGGGGAACTCCATGTACGGGTGAGCCTCGAGATCGAGGCCACTGTACATCTCGAGGTTCTGCGCTTGGAAGTCCGGGTCTGCCTCGGGCAACTGCTGGAAGATGTACGGGTCTCCCTTCCAGTAGGGACCCCAGTTGCTCCAACCGTACTGGATGCAGGTTATCTCTCCGGCCTGGATGGCAGGCAGGTCCTGCAGGCGGTACGCCCAGTTGCACTCCTCCGAGCCGGAGATTCCGAACACCCAGTCGGGGTGCTCAGCCACTTCGAACTCCTCGGCGAACATGTAGTAGTCGGTGACGTACTCGTTGTTGAACGGCTCGGTGCTCTTGTAGCGACGGTACGCCGTCATGGTGTACTTCATCGTAGCTCCTCTGGTAGGGGAGAGGGGCCCGGCCGGTGAGACCGGACCCCTCGTGGCGGACTGCTAGTCCATGAAGATGGCGTCCTCGTCGATGTCCGAGCCGCCGCCGAACCGCTCGCCCTCGATGTTGCCGAGGTAGACAGCGGTGTTGGCGCCGGCGCTGACGCCGTTGACGGTGGTGCTCGAGAAGAACGCGAACAGGTTCATCGTGGCCGCGACGTACGCTCCCGCGTACATCTGGAACACGGTCTGCCCGATCGGCTTGATCACCGGGTAGGACAGGATGTCACCGTCCGGGACGAGGAGCTGGCCCTCGTCGTAGACCGCGGCCTTGAGCGAGACGTCCGCTCCCTTGGGGCCGGTGATCTTGATGCTGGCGACGGCCTCGGGGGCAGCCTCCTGGTTCTTCTCGCTGATGCTCTTGATCGGCAGGAACGGCGCGCCGTCCCAGTCGTCGTTGTCGAGCTTGTCGAGGAGCTTCTTGACCGTCTTCGGGTCGAGCGAGTCCTTGCTCTTGGGATCCTTGGCGTAGTTCTCCTCGACGTACGGGACGAACACGTTGCGGATGTGGTCCTTGAGCTTGTCGAGCTGCTCCTGCTCGACGAGGAGGTTGAACTCGCTCGAGACGTCCTCCTCCTTCGCCTTCGGGAACTTGCTCTTCTTGTTCGCCGCGACCGCCTCGGCGTGCGTGAAGCGCGGGAACGACAGGCGCCCGCGGATCGTGACGGTCTTCGGGCTGGTGGCGTTGGTCGTGGGCATGGTGCCCCTCTCTGTTCCGTGTGTATTTCCAGGTGTACTCGCCGAAAAATTTTCGACGAGTTGAAACCAGGGGAGGGAGAGCCTGGTGTGGAACTCCCTCCCCTGGGGCGCTACGCCAGGACGTAGCCGGACGACCCGATGAGGATCGGCCGGACGTCGTCGGCGAGCTGACCCACGCACTCGGCGAGGAACGTGGGACGGTTCACGAGGCTGATGTCGAGCACCTGACCGATGCGACCCTTGGCGTTGTTGGCGATGTACCGCTTCGCCTCGTTGCTGGAGTCGTAGTCGGCCACGGTGATGACCGTGCCCCAGTCCTTCTGGAGGAGCGGCGTCAGCATCTCGTACTGCGTGCCGCCGTACTCTGCCTTGCGGAGGATGTCGGCGACGTTGTACGTGCCCGGCTCCCAGTGGAAGGCCGAGTTGCTGACGATCGCCATGTGGGCGTTCGCCTTCCAGCTCATCGCCACGACGTCGTCCACGATCTGGCTGATCGTGGAGGCGCTCATGGAGCCCGACACGTCGAGGATCACGAGGACGTCGGGCACGAGCTGGTGCTTGATCGCGGCGCCGTAGGTGCCGATGGTCGGTCGCTGCCGGTTCATCTTCATGGCGTGCTCGAAGACCATCGAACCTTCCTTGCTGGGAAGGGCGTCGAGGACTCGAGACAGCTTCTCGATGACGGTTGCGATGCTCTTGGCGATGACGACGTCGATGCTGTCCCAGACTGCCGGCAGCAGCTCGCCCTTTGGAGCGGAGTCGCTCCAGAGGTCGGGCCGCTGGATCTCGGCGTAGACGTCGGGGGGCAGCGTGTCGATGACGTAGGACTGGAGGTCGCTCGAGTGAGCGTCCGCCTGCCCGAGGAACGCGTTGACCACGCTGCTCTTGAAGAGCACGTAGGTCATCTCGCTCAGCGTGGCGTACGGCATGTTCAGCGCCTTGGCGAAGAACAGCAGGGTGTCCAGATCCTTGAGGACCCGACCGAGTGCGCGCCAGCTGGCCTTGCGGCCGGGAGCGAACTCGAACAGGTCGAGGCTCTGCTTGAGGTCAGAAGATGTCTTCATCGAGCTCGTCGTTCTCCTTCGTGGTGGTGGTGCTCGGGTGAGTGGACTTGCGCTGCTCCTCCATCTCGATGAGCTCGAGGTTCAGCTTGAGGTTCGCGGCTTGCAGCGGCGAGAGCTTTTCGTTGCCGACGAGCTTCCGGGCCTGATCCACGTACTTCGGGTCAGGGTTCTTCCCGTTGAGGAGGAGAACGAACTGAGCCTTCTTGTTCTGAATCGAGATGAGGTTGTTGTAGCTGATGAGGTCTCGGAGCGCGGTGCTCGAGACCTCTCGGAGCAGAGCCTGCCCGATGAGGTTGCGGATGGAGTGGCCCACGCCCGTGCCGGCAGAAGCGCCGACGGTGCGGCCCGAGCCAGCGAACTGGTCGAGCATCTCGTACATGGGCTTGACCTCGCTGGTCATGAGCACGCGCGCCTCGCTCGAGTCGACACACTCGGGGTTGAGCCCGATGGAGTCGATGAGGATGCGACGAGCGTGCTCTTCCGCAGTGGCGCTCTTGCGGATGTCCGGCACGAGGATGTGGAGCAGTCGGTCACGGAGCGCCTCGTCGTAGGCACTCGTGCTGTTGCTCGCTGCGACGAAGAACACCTTCGGCAGCTTGAAGCCGGCGACCTCCCTGCTCGTCATGATGTCGAGCAGACCGTTGTAGACCTCGGGGAAGCCCCGCAGGAACTCGTCGAGGAGGACGATGTCTCCCTCTCTGAGCTGGGTCCAGAGCGTGTTGTGCAGGAGCTGGAGCTTCTGCTTGGTGTCGTCGTCGGGATCGACGATCGGCATCTGCACGCCCTCGATCTCGAGAGGACTGAGCCGGCTGACGTTGACGGTGTGGACCTTGACGCCTAGCAGGTCTCCGAGTTGAGCGACGACGGCGCTCTTGCCGACGCCGGGAGGGCCGGCGAGGTGCGGGATCGGGCTGCGCACGTCGTGCGCCATGTAGGCGGAGTAGAGCTTGATGAGCTTGTCGAGCATGAAGTTCCCTTCTCTCTCAGGCGAGAGACCTTGGGTTCGAGCGATGGCTTCTGGTGAGATGAGTCCTGTGTTGAGGAGGTAGGCGAAATCCTCTATGGTAGAGATCTCGTTGATGTATGAGACGAAGATGACTTGTTTTCTGACGACGTCTGTGTTGGCCCAGAAGTAAGTCCTATTCCAGGCCACTAGTTCCTTGATCCTCCGCTGTGCAGAGGATCGGAGTCGGGAGATCTCCTCTTCAGGGACCACTATCTCCCGCCGGGAGCCAAGCGTGATTTGACTCCCGGCAAGGAGAAGCGGGTTCACTACGCCGTGGGCTCGGAGGCGACGGCGTCCTCGGGCTCGTCGGCCTGCTCGAACTCGACCGTGGACTTGGGCGTTTCGCGGAGGATCTCGAGCTGGTCGTTGACCCAGATCAGGCGCGCCTGGTCGCCCTGGTCGATGAGACGCAGGATGGCGGTGTCCTTGTGGAGGTGGATGACCTCCGCGGGACGGCCGGCCGTGGCCTCGACGGCCTCGCTGACCTGGACGGTGAACAGCGAATCCTCCGTCTCGGCGTGCGACTGCTCGAGGATCTCGGCGGCCTTCGTGATGGGCTCGAAGAACGCCTCGACGGCGGCCTCGAACGCCTCGTGCGCCTCGGCGTGGTCGTTGTGGGCGTTGAGCTCGTCCCACTGGTGGGAGTCGAGGACGGTCTTGCCCTCGACGCCGAAGACGTCGGAGCCCGTGACGAGGACGCGGTGGTTGGTGAGTGCGGTGGTGGTGAGCATTGCTCGTCTCCTTGAGGTTGGGTGGTGAGTCGGGCCACGGTGGTACACTCCTATTCTACCGCGAATCCTTGACTTTGGGCCCCTACGGGTCAAGGAATTGCGAGGAGTTCTTGCAGCTAGAACTGGTAGGCGAACGCCTTCTCGATCCAGCCGCGGGACTGTGCCTCTCTGAGCAGCTCAGCCGGAGACTTGATGCTCGCGTTGGCGACCATCTCATCCTCGAGAGACTGACAGGTGCAGGTCACTCCGAGCGCGCTCGAGTGGTAGCGAGGACAGCGGGGCAGGTGCTGCCTGCGGTCCATCAGTCGATCGCTTCCATGATCGCGTCGAGGTCGTCGAGGAAGAGGATCTCCTTGGCGGCCTCACGCAGAGCGTCGAGGTCGTCGTCCTCGATGCGCATGGCGAGCGACTCGTAGATGGCGCCGAGCTTGAGCTTCTCGTCGCCGCCTCGGTCGATCATGTAGGACGCGACGCTCTTGTAGCCAGTGAGCAGGTCGTCCTTGACGAGCGAGAGGTCGTAGCCGTAGTCGACGTACTTGACGTAGCGACCGACTTCTCTCAGACCCTGGTACTGGCTGATGAAGCCGTTGCGCCAGTTGGTCTGTCGCACGGGGAGCAGGGGGAGCGGGCCGCTCTTGTTCAGGTTCGGGAACAGGAACGGTCGGAGGTCACGCAGCACGCCGTCTCGAGCGTCGATGCCGACGCCGAGCAGACCGAAGTCGAAGCTCTCGAGTACCTGGCTCAGGCTGGTGGTCGGGTGACCGTCCACGAGCTTGTAGACACAGTTGATCTCGATCCCTCCCTTGCTCAACTTCAGGCTGTTGGTGTGCCACTTGTTGAAGCCGAACTCGAGCCAGCGGGCCCAGACGCGCTGGTGCCTCGGCTCGATGGTGTACCCCTGTGACAGGAGCAGCTGGACGGTGGCGATGAGCGAGTTCTGGCTGGCGCAGAACACGTCGACGTCGTCGAAGGCGTTGCTGCCGACGACGTCCTCGTGAACGAGGCACGCGACAGAGCTGCCGGCGATGAACACCGGCAGCCCTGCCACGGCCTTGAGCGCCTCGCCGACTGCCTTGACGGCGGGGACGAGACTGCTCATGCTACTCCTCCGTCGCGTCGGCCTCGGCCGGCGTCTCCTGGCTGAGGCCGGCGGCCTCCTCCAGGTCGCGCACGCGCTCGGCCGCCTCCCCGCGGATGCGGGTCCAGCGCTCGATCTGGTTCTCGGCGCGCCCGAGGGCGGCACGAGCCTCGTCGAGGTTCTTGCGGGCGTACTCGGCCTTGCGCTCGCGCGCCTCGGCGAGCTGACGCTCGAGCTTGAGGACCGGGTCCTCGCGCTTGACGGGCGCTTTCTTCTCGGTGGAGCTGGTGGTGCTGTCCTTCTTGACCATGTGGTCAACCCTTCTCTCTGGCTAGGTGTACTTGAGAGTGTCTCCGAAGAGACTCAGCCCGCCACCCCCCTAGCGGAGTGACGGGCTGAGGACTGTGGGCTACGGCGTCGTGAGCGTGTAGGTCACGGGCTTCTCGTCGTCCTCCCACGCTTGGCGCTTGAGAACGAGCTTGACGGTGTAGCTCTCGAGGTTGCCGGTGTCGGTGAAGACAGCGGCCTCGGCGTTGAGCAGAGCGATGTGGAGTGGCACTCGCTTCCTTCCTGTAGAGTTGGTTCGGCCCCGCCCCTCGGAGTAGGAGGGACGGGGCCGGTGGTGCAGCTACTTGCCGCGGCGAGCGGCCGAGCTCTTGGAGACACCCTCCTGGTAGGAGGCGTGGCGGTTGGCGATCGCGTCGACGCGCTCGTTGTGCACCGCGTTCTCGTCGTTCTCGTCCACGACCGCCGTGTCGGTGTCGGCGGAGCTGGCGTCCGGCGTGGCGACGTCGCCGCTCGTGTCGGGCGTGGTGTCCTCAGCCGGGGCTTCGGTCGTGACGTCCTCGGGCTTGGTCTCGTCCTTGGCCTCGACCTTGGCCTTGCTGGTGGTCTTGCTCTTCGTTGCCATGATTCCTCCTTGGTAGGCGCGCAGTGGCGTGTGACTATTGTCACGCAAGATTTGGAATCTTGCTGAAGAATGTGCCGGCCCGCTGCGGGGGCAACGGGCCGGCACGAGTGCAGTGGGTGACTGCACTCCCTCCGCTGGCTCTAGAGGCTCAGCGGGATCGGCCAACCCCTCCGCTCAGAGGGTCGGCCTGGCTGACGACCGGGTTCGGGTCGAGTTCGTCAGCCGGTGAACTGCGGGCACCACTCGTCGTGATCGTCGTCGACAGTCCCGCAGGGACAGAGGACCTTGATTTGACGCGTGGTCGGGACGTTTGCGATGCCGTCGTGGTACGTGAGCGGTTCGTCACTGAGGAGGAGCTGGTACAGGACGTAGCGACGGCTGAGGATCGCTTGATACGTCCTGCCTAGCAGGGTCGCCGCGTCCTTGGTGTTGATCTCCTCGTCGAGGACGATGAGGTCCTCTTCCTCGGTCCAGTACTGGCGGTTGTTGACTGCTCCTTGAGCGGTCTCCGCCTGGTGCTGGCTCATCTTCGAGTAGATCTGATCTCGGTAGCGCTGCTTTGCCTCGGGGTCGAGGGAGTGGTAGCGCCGGACGCCCTTGCTCTGACCCCTGTTGGGATCGTTGTGAGGCCCTCTCTTGGTGGTCACAGCGGCCACCACCCGAGGGCGGAGCCGATGAACCAGACGATCATCGAGACGAGGAGCGCCTTGGAGGCGAACAGCAGGAGGTCGAGCACGCTGAGCTGTCGCTCGTAGCGCTCGACCTCCCTGCAGAACTCGATGATGTCGTCGGGATCGTCGGGCTGCGCTCGCTTCGGCAGGAAGCGCTCGTTGAAGTCGCTCACTCGTAGACCCCGATCGCCTTGAGGAACAGGTAGACAACGAAGTTGATGATCGGTCCGAGGATTGCGAAGAGCAAGATCATCGTTCCGACCACGTACAGCGTGGCTGCTACCATGTCGACTGCTAGGCTGTCGGCGATCTTGCCGAGAAAGAGGAGAGCGATTCCGAGTACGACGAGCACGATGACAGCTTGTGCAGCTGCATCGTTATCAACGAAGATCACGAGAGCGCCAGCTGGAGAGCGACGATGGACCACACGCAGGCGGCGATGCCGGCGAGGGTCAAGACACTGGCGGACGAGTGTCTGTTGAGCCAAGAGTTGCACATGAGCGGAGGTCCCTTCTGAATGACCTGCTACTGGATGACGCCGGTGAGGAGGAGCACGATGAGCATTATCGCTGCACCGAGCACCAGACCGTTGACGAAGCCACGGTCGTGAGCCTCGTTGAGCTCTTTGCGGTAGAGCTTCTTGAGGTACGCGTCGCGGTCCACTAGTCACCCGCCATAGCGATGATGACGAGCAGGACGCAGGCGACGAACGCGATGAAGAGCGCGAGCTCCATCAGGACCCCGTGAGGCGGAGAGCGATGCGGTTGGCAGCGAGCTGCGAGCGCAGCCGGCGGAGAGCGATCTGATCCGACTGGATCTTGCACTCGAGAGCGAGCTGCTTGGTCTTGACGGCGGAGAGCTGGCGCTGCAGGCTGGAAGCCGAGCGACCAGTGCGGTGACGCAGCATTTCCTGGATCTTGGCGAGCTGCGGGTAGAGCAGCTCGAGCTTGTCGAGCGACTCCTGGATCTGCTGCTCCTTGTCGGTGACGCAGTCCGACAGGAAGTCGATCTTCTGGTACGTGGTAGTCATGGTGTGTCCTCTCTGTTGACACGTAAGCGGATGTAACTTGAGTTGAGAATCTAAATTGAATTCAAATTGAATTAACAATCTATCTTTCCCAAAAATAGGTAACTACCTATGGAGTCACAGCCGTGACTCACTGTCAGCCGACAGTTCTCTGCAGCCGCAGAGCAGTAGTGAGAAACAGAGAGAAAAAGAGGTGACAGAGTTGAGGACTCTTCACAGTCTAGAGAGACAGACGGAGAGCTGAGAGACCTTCAAGAGAGAGCTCGCAGCCGGCGTAACGAGCAGCGTAACGAGGTGGACTCGTTACGATCTCGTTACGAAGTGGCCATGCGTTGCATGGGCAACTGGAAACGTAACGACGTAACGAACGTAACGGGCGAAACTTTTATTCTCCTCTCCCAGGGTTTGGAAGTTTTGGTCGTTACACTCGTTACGTCGTTACGTTTGGAGAAAGCCCTGATCAGGGCCCAGATTGGCGTAACGAAAACGTAACGAGACGTAACGAACCTCGTTACGTGCCGTAACTCGGTTGAGGGATGGACGGTCGGTAGAACCATCCGTGGGCGCAGTGAACCTGCTCGTGGTGGTGCTGACCTGGCCTGGGTGTGGCGAGCGGAGAGAGAGACTCTCGTAGCGAGCCGAGAGAGCTGTGACACTGAGGTGCTGCCACAGGAACTCTGTGTCAGGCGTGAAACAACAGAAACAAGCTTGAGAGAGGGATTGAGATCCAATGTCAGTCTTAAAACAATCGTGACACGTCATCATCGTAGTAGTGTGCCGATCACTCGGTAGCCCGAGTGCAAGCGTCACGCGACTAGATGAAGCTGGATTCTGTCCTGTGTTCTGATCGTTACATGTCGTGACACGTTAAAAAGAGACTGAT